GAAGAAGTCAAACATCCCGCGCTCCGGGCCAATCAAGGCAAGTCATTGGGCGACTGTGCCCGTGCTCCATGCACTGCCCCCGAGAGCGCATCGCCCGAAACGCGTAGCACGACAGCGTCGTGCAGTCGCGCCCCAGCGCAAGCAGCGCCGGAAGACGAAGCAACCACTCACTCGCCGCCGCAAGCGGTAAGTGACTGGTACTTCGTGAAACCCTGGTGAGCGGCAGAGCCGCTCACAACGGTGTCCCCACACCGTATCATCTACCTGCTGTAACAGGTAACACACACTAGACTACACACCCAAAGACAAAGTGACTGTCGTTGGTGTCGATCCTACTACCCCTCTAAAGCTGAGCCCAATCTAGTAAGCTAGCCTGGAATGATGGAACCCGATGCTGATGCAGTAAACACTCAGGTTGTGCCTGAGTCGCGTTGCCCGTAAGTGTTAGTGTGTGCCCGCCCCATTCGAATCGCTGAGAATGGATGAAGCCCTCAAATAGGTCACTCAAAAGTCGCATTGCGCAAAGCACCCCGGGTTAAATGAGTCGGTCTAATAAGCCACTTGTTATCACAGACGCGCGAGCGCTGTGTTTTGGTCCGCCCTGGGGGAAGTTTCAGGATCACTTATTGCCCTTTCTTTACGAACACGAACCAGCAAACGTTATAACTGGGAGAACGACAAATCAAACAGCCGGAAGGTAATGGTCGACGAAGGAAAACGTAATACAACCAAAACGAAGGAAAACGTCAGGAACCAAAAAGTGGCGGCACAGGTCGCCACTAGACTAACAGCACAGGTTGTTAGCAACTCACACACAAGACCTAGTGTGTTGAGAGCAGCTCAAGGCATCAGCGATTGCTTTAGCTTGCACCCTCCAGAACCGGAGGAAGCCCCTAGGCGTCGCGCCAATACAGGGTCCACTAAGTCGGATCGGAACAGACTTTTGTGGCGCACGAGCTCCGTGACAGCTCCGGCAACCAAGTGGAGAGAGGCCCACACTACACGGTTGCCACCCGAACTCAGAACCCGCAGCAAACCTGCGGTTGCCACTAGACGTAGAGTACCAACGTTTGGTGATGCTTCTGGTTGTAGCGTCCATGTACATAGCAACAACCGGAAAAGAGCGGACAGACAGTTCGACTCAACCCTTGGGTACCCTGGTGAGGGGCCCACTGAGAGCAAGCATGCACATGTATATAAATGTACAGAGCGCAAGCACGCCAGCAGCACTAGTTCTAGCACACAACCACGGAAGCGCACAAACACAGGACACAAAGGAAAGAAGTCAGGCAAGCCCGTTAGAGGCTCTGAACCGAAAGCCTTTACGTGTCACACATGCAAGCAGCAAGGCCATGCGGCCAAGCACTGTCCCAACGGCCGTAAGAAGTCGAAAGGCGGTGCTCGCCGCAGCAAGTCATCCGCCAAGCCAGTTAGCTACGAGGGACGATCAGCACATGAGGTTGCTGTGGAATTCGATGAACAGGGCGACATCGTCCTTGACACCGTTCCTCATAGTGGGATTGGTCACGGCAGAGTCAGCAGGTCTGACGATCCCGGCGGAGACAGCGAACCCGAATCCTCGGGCGACGAGGGGGACGGAAGCGACGCAGAGGGGGAAGAGGAGTTGGAACTGACACAAGAGGTCAAGGACGAAATAGCTAGAAACAAGCTTATCGATACCACCCTCCTCAACCTTCACTCGAAAGCTCGCACCATGTTACTTACGAAGGACCTCGCCAATCGCAACGATATCAACATCGTAACGAGGGCCCTCACGCAAATCGCGCGTCGCGAGAACCTGTACACTACAGGTGTCAACGACGCAGTCATCGTGTCTAATGTCATGACCTCCGCAATCAAAGAGGTCATCGCCATCAGACGCGCACAGGCTGAAGAGCTCACCTACCTGGACACTGAGGCCAAGGTACCGCTCATCACAGCCTTCCTCCGCGCTGTGAGGCTACAACCACTTGACGGGGCCATCCATGGCACCCCCGTCACGGTCATCAAGAAGTTGGAAGCATCCGAACCCATGTCAATTGGCAGATCGCCGCGCCCCGATGGCGCGCTCTACATTTGGATGGTTTGGTTTGCTGCTATCTTCCGAATGGTCGTCATCCCCGCCGCTGAAGAAGTTGCAAAGCACCTTACATTCC